GCTATAAGGATGCGTTGTAATCAAGAACAGGGGGCCCGACAAACATTGACATCGAAAGGTCCTCACCAGCAGCACAAGATAAAATAATAGGCTGCGTAACGTAAATTGACGAAGAACCAATCACCAACAAATTCCAATGTAAATTGTAGGTAGTCGCTGATGGTTTAAACCCATGCTCCAAATCGCGCCCATCCACATACTGCCAATAAATGTTGGGTGGGATCTCAATATCGAGCATCCCATCACCATCATTACAAACCACAGCACCATCCATCACAGTGCGAAACATCGCATTAGTGAGAAGATTCGCGGTTCGGCCACCAGCAAAATCACCATTGGCACGAGATCTACGCATACCCATAAGAATCGGCTTGCGAGTATCCGGCCACATGAAACCGCCGGTAGAACCATTGGCAATAAAATTGTCGTAATTAGAAGTGGGGACTGACATAGCCCGCCACCTCATCGAACCTCGGACTGTGGCATAGCCCAAGGAAAACCATGAGACCCATGTCCAGTTGCTACGAGCAACTGCACCACTGGGCTCAGCCCCTGAAATTTGACCCGCAAGTTGCGGCAACAGGGGATACATGGGGACGATGTACTGATACATTGTGGTGCCAAAATTAGTGACACCATGGTCGGCCGCATACAACACACGAAAGGTGCAAAAGCGCTTAATCAACGAACGAATGCTGACCGGCACCTCACCAAACGTGGCCATAGCGATATTATCGACAAAAGAAGGCTGACCATTAATACAACAAATACGAGTCCCATCACCAGAAACACTAGGGACCAAAGCGCCCTTTGGAATTGAGCGATCAACAGGCATGGTTGTTTTACCAGCCTGATTAGCGGTAGTAGTCCAATACCGCAAATTAGTAGTGTCAGGATTCGCCACCATGTAATCAGGACCACCACGTATAGTCACAATTATAGACACATCATTGTTCGTGGTTTGTGGCGCGATCAAGGGGGCCTCGACAATAACGAAGAGACGCCCGTTGTCGTTCAAGTCAATACCCGCGGTAGTGCTCGCCCAAACAGCAGGGCACGTGTCATTAGTGGCACTGGTCCCGACAACCAGCCACAAATTATCACTAGCCCACGACACACACACCTCCAAATCACGCTCGGAGTCCAAATCAAGGACACAATTGGCACGTATGCCATAAGGCTCAGTACCGATGGCCGCCAAAGCCACAGGTTCATAAACCAAACGCAAACGACCACGATGCTGATTGGAGGCACTGACGTGGAACTTATAAATAATAGAACCACGCCAGTTTGTAAAGGGCATCGACGCCCAAAGCAAAGAAGTCGGGGCAAACTTGGTACCAGACGGGCCAGTTGGACATAAACGCGGTGTAACGGGGAAAACCGAAATAACCGTGTCAGTAGTCTGAGCCAATGTCCACGCAATAGTGCCAAGATAAGACTCATGCGAAAACCAAGTTGCCAACGACATCTCATCGGCCTCGGGCCCACCAGCTAGGGCACCCGAAATAGTGAGAGCGGACGTACTCATCAAAGTAGTGCGCTGAGCTGACGAGGGAACATCTGCAAGAGCAAAAGACGACGAAGCCCGCGACACCACAGGTGTAGGAGCACGATCATCCGTCGGAGCAGAAAGCCCAAAGAAGGCAGCAACACTACCAGCAATAGAAGCGGCAGTGCTAATAGTTGTAGCCCACGGGGACAAAACCGGAACCGCCTCAGCCACCGCCGCGGCACCATCCGCAATCATACCAGCAACTCTAGAAACTGGCCCTGTGGCGCCCTCCTCCTTAGCCGGCGGATCACTCACACTAGGCGGGGGCGGCAAAGAATTCACCTTAGAAATGCTGCGCCCCGCCCTAGCCCTTGGACCCCGCTTAACCGGCGGGGATGGCCCAGATTGAGAAAACGGGGCAACACCAGTAGGACCCGTCAACTCCAAATCAGTCAACCAACCTCTAACGGTAATCGGGATGGGCGGCACTGTCGCCCCATTGGAAAAACCCAGCGCGGCCAAAGGACATGCGTAAAAGATAGGGCGACCAGTCTGGGTCAGTTCCGCAGCCACGGTAAGATCCATGTAAGGTTGAATACGATGGAAAGGATACTGCAACTCAGCCACAGTCGGGTTAGCGGCAGACAACATCAAGTGCGGAAAGTGGAACAAACCACCCGCGCACGAAACGTTATTGCCACTTATACCCGAATGATTGAACGCAGCGGCGATAAGTAAATCGCCAAAATGAAAAGCTGTAGGGTGATACTCAAAGCGCAGGTTAAAAACAAACCTGGCCCTAGAATACCCATAAAGCTTACGCTGGACCGCGGTGATCGAAAAGTACTCTGACCACCAGTCATACCCAGTAATAGTGAAGGCCGTGTCCCAAACAATCGGAGCAAGAGTAAGGGGCCGTTCAAAAAACTGGGTTGGATCAACATTAACTTCATTGAACATGGACCTGGCCAAAGGAAACGCCTCAGATTTTGTAGCAATCAAGGTAGTTTCAGCAGAAGCAAGGTCCCCGGCAGGCGAAGTGTCCTCAACAGTAGGACTTTTAAGGATGTTCGTCACACCCGTAGAGCCGACCTGAGACGGCACAATTGAATTTTGAGAAGCTATAGAAGTAAGTGTAATTACAACACAGTGGAAACACTCATAACCACGTGAGGTTTTGTGCAAATGGCCAACGGCCAACATGTACAGGCAATCGGCCCGTGTAGCACAACACGGTTTTGACACCATATAACCAGCACACGGGCAGCTTAACACACTGCCAAGCGTGGCAACTACGATGCTAACGTAGCGAAGGACTCCAGTCCCACGTGGTGAAATTCCCGTCACGGAACTCACCACGCATAGTCTCAATGGACGGGAAAGAAACAGTACCAGGCGGCAACAAAGACGCCGCCTGTTCAAACTTACCCATCCACGAAACAAGGGTGTTTTCGCCATGCACCCACAATTCACGATATGCATTGACCAGGGCCTGGCCATCACGCACCTCAGGCGGGACACCAAGCTCCGCCGATGACATGCTAAGCGACTTCAAAATAGACGAAGTCTCCAAAGCAAGCACCCACTCATTTAAGTCATTATTAAACACAAACCTACGCTTCAAGATGGTCATCTCGGTGATATCATGGAAATCACTAGTTAACTCAGTCTTATCGGCAGCAGTCATAGTCTGCGAAAAACACTTTCGTAACACCCCAGCAACCTTCGCTGGGGTGTACCAGGAACGAACATGCGGCGCAACAAACGCCACAAAATCATCCCCATACACCAACGGATAGACGCAATCAAAGAAAACATAAGTCGTGTCAGGCCGCAGACGCATAAACGCGAGGAACAAATAGCACACCACTGCTAAAGTGTTCCAAAGCGTGGTGCCAGCACACCCAGACGGGTTGCCTGAACTGTACCAAAGGCTCATCGTGTCAATCAACACACACCTCGGCACAAGGCTACTCAAAGCAAGCCAAAAATTAGACAAAGCATCTGGGGAATAACCATGACATCGGGCAACGTGGTAAGCAATGCACGTGACAATGCGCATAATACCGGACGAGAAAACACGGTCGAAGAACTTAAAGTCCCCATCCCAACCTTTCAGGTCCGGTGAAACACGCCTTGCACGCGCAACAAACCACTTCGCATCAGCTACAGCATTGGCACCAACAATGATGCCAATCTCAGCCCTACACTTCAAAATATGGTCAAGCACAGGGTTCAAAAACATGCGTAAGACCATGTACTCATCAAACGTAGAAACACTAATCGTACGGGTTGCACCCGTAGCAATCTTACTTGACGGTCGCAACTCATCTTTCAGAAAACCACGGTAGCCAGATATGTTCAGGCCACCTTGCAACAGCCGTAACCTAACGGCCACAGCAAGCGCCAGGGCCTCACCAGGCACCCAAGAACCATCAGCGCCCCTAGCAACATAGGCAGATTTATTACCAACGAAACCAGGGCCGGCCGAACGCGCCAAATCAATGGACCTAACACGCCCATAGGACGCGCACGCTTCTTCAAGCGTTAAGTCTCGAAACAAATCGGTTGTGTAAACACGACCAACTAAATCCGCGACCATCTCATTTATCTCCGCGACAGAAACAGAGCAATTAAGTTGAACATCATCAACGATCGCGTTCTGAAACGGATTAAGGATAGCGCGAACACCACCCACACAAGGCGCGACGAAAGGTCGCAGTGGCGCAGGAGCCAACCCACCGGAGTTGCCGAACACACGGTTATACGCCGTGAACCGCCAACGGGCGGTCATATCATCACGACGCGAAACAACACCAAGCAGGGCAATGTTAGGCCCAGCCCTGGTGTAAGCCGCC